TGGACGCCGCTTCCGAGGGGCCGACCCTCATCTCTCATACAGCATTGCATCCCTCAACACTTCTGCCACTGGATGCATTCGTGGCACACCAAACCCCTGCAAACCTTGGTTTGCACTCTGTCGGTGGGCGGGTCTTGCGCTGTTCCCCCCCGCATAGGATTTTCTGAAAGAAGGACCCCTTTTACCTGGGGCTCAGTGGCTAATTTCCAACTGATCGCCAGCGGTTTTCTCCATCCATAGCCGTAAATGTAGTCCAAAACGACCTGCATTGAGACACCTCACTCTGGCATCGTTTTGGCACCGTCCCGCAGACGTTTGCAACTGTCCGAACACCCACTTAACGTCTGGCATCTTGCCTCGTCAATGAAGACTCGTTCAGGTGATCGACCATGAGTTGCAGTGCTTGCTGCCAGTGCCGTTGAGCGGTCTTCGTACAGCAGGCAAAGCGAATGCTGATCTCACGCCAGCCGTAGCGCTTGGCACGCATCCAGACCAGGTGGCGCTGCTCGACCTCAAGCCACTGCACCCAGAGCATGACCTCAAGCATGTCCTCCACGTCCTTGGGTGATGGGGGGAAGCGACAGACCACACGCTCATCGGTTGCCAGCATCTCCCATTGGCAACGAACGATGGTGGGCCACAAGCTGAAGTAGCCCTGCACGCTGGCCGAGGGAAGCCGCCTGGAGGTCACAGCCGCATCCTCAAAGCGTGCAGCGACCGACTCTGGTGTCCACACAGCGCCCGCGAGTGCTGGACGATCTGAGGGCCATTTAGTTCTTTGCATGACGAGCTCCTTGACCATACAGACGTTCGCCGATGCGTCGCACCAGTTCACGCTCGAGGTAGTCCAGTCGCTTGTCCTCAACGTTGACCACCAGAATGTTCTGGTCACGCCAGCCGCGTTGCTTGACGCTGTCCAGGTCAGTGACCGTTGGCTGCAAGCGACCCAAGGGGCAGCGGTAGTTGTGTTGGGGAACCTTCACGTCACACCTCCTGCGTGTCGAGTGCCCAGTGCAGGATCGCCAGGGCATCGGCTTCGTTGTCGTCGGTGACGGGATGGCCAAGGGCACGCATGGCAGCAATGACATCTGCCTTGCCTGCGTTGCCCTTGCCGGTGGCGTGCTTCTTGATCGTGCCCACTGGCACGCCCTGGTACGGGATACGGTGGTGCTCGCACCAAGTGGTCAGTGTGGCCATCAAGCCGCCATAAACGTGGGCGGCATCGACACCAACGTGGCGGCGTACCTCCTCGAAGTACACGGCGTTGATCTCGCCAGTCATCGTTTTGATTTCAGCCAGCCAGTGTTTGAAGCGCAGGAAGCGCATGCCACCGCCTTCAAAGCGCTGGGACTTGAAGCTGACGAAGCCGTGAGCGGTTTGGCCATCTTGAGGACGCAGAGCCCAGCCAGTTGTTGTGCCCAAGTCAAGGGCCAGGATGGTTGTGTTCATACCGCACCTCCGCTACCACTCATCGTGAACAAAAAAACACAAGAGGTAATCCCGCGTAAGCGGGGTTTACCTCTCTCCCGTAGGGAGAAGGGGTTCCCCGCAATCTGGATTTTTTGGTAAGTTGTTGATTTATATGGGTGAATTCCAGATTGCGGGGACTCGCCGCAATCTGGAATCCGCAATCTGGATTTAGCCGAAAAACCTATATAAATCAACGAACTAAGTTTGCGGACAGATTGCAGATTGCAGCAATCTGGGTTCAGATTGCGGAAAAAAAGTCCAGATTGCGGACGGATTTTGGGGCGGCTTTTCATGATATTTCCTCTTGATAGATCCAGATGTCAGGGTTTTCAACGGGTAGCAGTGCGCCGGTTTGAGGGCACTTGTAGTGGGTTGGGTAGACCCGCAGTGAGTCGGTGTAGACCTCTGCGGTCACCTCATCTGGCGGACCAATGGCACGCGTCAGAAGCATGTCTTCAACACAGAGATAGCCAAATTTGCTGCGCCCGACTGATGGCAATCCGTAGGGTGCGTGGTCTTTGCAAAATTTGACATAGCCCTTGCTGGCCAGGACAGCCAGGCGCTCATTGATGGTTCGGCTGGCACCGAGACCCGCCTTACCTTCGAAACTGTCGGCGAACTGATTGGCGGTGTAGCAACGCCCGCGTCCAGCTTCATCGAACAAGATTTGCAAGATGGTGTCGTGCTTGCGCCTGCGCTCAGCGTCGAGTTTTGCACCATGCTCTTGCAACACCAGTCGTTGGTTGGAATCCACTTCACGCCACTCGCCCTTGATTTTGTCGACGTGCTTAGTGGGGATGGCCGGGCCATTGCGCAACTCAAAAAAAAGCTCTCGCACGCTGCTGGACTCGTCCGGGCGAGCCAGTACCATGCCAGAGGAGTAATAGCCGCGCAGACTGCCTGCGCCAGCCAAGGCCTGAAATGGGTCTTCCTCGAACTGCTTTTTGCCCATCTTCTTGGTGTGGTGCACCAGGATCACGCCAGCGTTCGGATTGACGGTGTACAAAATGCGCTCAACTCTTTGCTTTAAAAAGAAGAGCATGGCGGCGTTGTCGTTTTCACCGGGAGAGCCTTCTCCGCCGTCAAACACATTGCGCAGCGGGTCGATGGCGATGATGTCGGGTGGTTCGGCCGGAAATGCCTGCGCAATGGCGGCAATCACCTGCGCCACACCGTCACTGTTAAGAATTGTGTGAACCTGAGGCGTGGAGTACAGGTTCTGGCGCGCATCCTTTATGCGGTGAGATGGCAGCTTGATGGCCTTGACACGCTCGCGCAGGTAGTAATACTGCACCTCTGCTTGCAAGTAAAAGATGCGCAAGGGGCGTGAGGGGCGCATTCCCAGAAAAGTGGCACCGGCGGCCATGTGCGCAAGCCAGGCCAACAAAAAGTCGCTTTTGCCCACCTTGGGGGCGCCACCAAACACCAGCAAACTGCCCGGTGTCAGCACCCTCGGGCCGATGATGTCAGGCGGCAGGGGCGAATCGTCGTCGAGTAGTTCCCCTAGTGAAAAGCTGGGCAACACGGGTTCTGCTGCCTTGATCACCTGCCGATCACCCTTTGCAATGAACGTCAAGCAGTCAAAGCCCTCATCAACTGCGTCGGCAGCATCCCATTTTTCCGGCTTGACTTCGGGTGGCACAACGATGCAGACAGATGCGCAGCCAGCCAGCACGCAGGCCCGAGCAGCGTTCTGGGCGTAATCCCAGCCAGGAGCATCACGATCTGGCCAGATGACCAAATTCTTTCCCTTGAGTGGGCTCCAGTCGGTCTTGTCAATGGGTGCCTTGGCTCCGTTCATGGCGGTGGTGGCCACGACACCCAATGCAATCAGAGCGCTGGCGCACTTTTCACCTTCGACCAAGACAATTTGGCGGCAAGTCGCCACAGCGGGAAGATTGAACAGTGGCCTCGGATCAGGCGCGCGCCACATCCGGCTGCCAACGTCCCACGGCCGGAATTCCTTGCCTGAGGGTGGGTCGTAGCGGTAGACGCAGGCAATCAGCGCGCCTTGGCTTGACAGGTAATCCCACTTCGCGGTGTACGGCCCAAGTTCGTCTGTGGGGGCGCTGCGCGCTTCTCGCTGTATTGGTCGCGTGACTGGTGGCGCAAATCCGAGCCACTGGCTGATTTCCTGAAGCACCTGCACAAAATCATGCCGCACCGATAGACCGCGTGACATGGCCCAGATGTCGATCAGATCACCACCATCGTCGTTAGAAAAGTCTTTCCACAAGCCACGACGCGCGCCCTCGAGTTCCACCACCAGACTTTTGCCTGGTGTGCCGTCAATATCGCCTACATAAAATTTGCTGCCTTTAGTCTGACCGGCTGGAAAGAGGTAATGCAATACCGCTTCCAATCGATCCAATAGGCCAGAACGTAAAGCCTGAATATCCTCCCCCAAATCGGCACGCTGTTGTGGCGCATCATTGAAGTCCATCCAATTGAGGGTTTCCACCGTCATGCAACGCTCCAGCACCGGTCTTGCCAGGTGCAGAATTTGCATTCGTGGTGGGTTGGTGTCGTGGTGTGGCGCGGCAACTGCTCACCTGCTTCTGTGGCGGAAATCACCTTGACTGCGCGGTCTGACATACGTTGCGCCAATCCACCATCGAAAGGCAATAACTCAAACCAGATTTCCTGCGTGTTTTTGTTGATTGCAGTAAACAGTGCCGAGTTGTCAGAAACGCCAGGCACGCTGGCCTCCATGTAGGCCTGATACACCGCCACTTGTGCCGCATACACTGGCTTTGACTTGGCAACCCCCTGTTTGACCGTGTCGCGCCAGGACTTGTCATTCATGGTCTTGCACTCCCAGATTGCCGGGTAGGA